GAGATCAGGAACTACAAAGTCATGTCTATTGGTTAGCTTGGGAAATAACACGCAGGTCAGGTGAAACTGTTAAGCCTTTCGGGATGGATTTCATTGAGACACTCAAAAGTGTCGAGGTGCTTGATTCAGACCCTTTAGCTTAAAGCGCGATCTTCCATTCACCTATCTAATCGCTAGGCTAAGCATTAGGTTGGGAATCGCGCCACAGCAGTTATTAGATCTAGATAAGACCATGCTCGATGCATTAGTGCAGGGGCTCAAGGATGAAGCGAAAGAGGTGAGCGATGCCAACAGAGGTAAAGGGCGCGCTAGAGCTTAGAAAAGCCCTCAGAGAATTCACACCTGATCTATCTAAAAAACTGACAAAGGAAATGTCCTTAGCAGTAAAACCAATAGTTAAAAGAGCTAGAGGTTACATGCCTAATGAGAACCAAGTTTTGTCTAATTGGGGAATTTCTGGCAATCAAATCAATGCCGCTTCTTCTGCCTTCAGCACTGCTAAATTTCCTAGGTACGTGCCTTCTATTGTTAAATCTAACATTGGTTTTAAGTCAAGTCCGTCTAGGGCTAACTCTAGAGGTTTTAGATCTATAGCGCGCTTGTTCAATAAAACACGCGCTGGAGCTATCTATGAAGTCGCTGGAACTGTAAATCCCGATAGCCTATTTGTTAAAAACCAAGAAGCAAAAAACGGATCTCAAATAAAAGGAACAGGAAATCGCAGAGGTCGCGGACTTTATCGCGCCTATGAAGAAGATAACGGTAAAGCTCTTTCAGCTGTCCTAAAGGCTATCGAGTCCGCTAAGACTAAACTTAATCAACGCACAACAGTGAGAGGCTAATCGTGGCACAAGTAAAGATCGATATTGCTACCGAATTCACTGGTAAAAAGGGTTTTAAGGAAGCTGAAACCGCTACAGACAAATTAAACAAAAGTGTCAAAAAGTTAGCAGGTGGATTACTTCTAGCATTTGGCACACAGAAAATCCTTGCATTTGGTAAAGCATCTGTTAAGGCATTTGTCGAAGATGACAAAGCTGCAACTGCACTTGGTCAGACTCTAAAGAATCTTAACTTAGCCTACGGGTCACAAATTGGCACTGTTAATGGTTTTATTTCTCGACTTGAAACTCAAACAGGTGTGCTCGATGATGAGCTTCGTCCGGCAATGGATCGCTTACTCCGTGCAACAGGTGACGTAACTAAGTCACAAGAATTATTAACACTCGCTTTAGACATTAGTGCGGGCACAGGTAAGAGCGTGACCCAAGTCTCACAAAGCTTACAGAAGGCATACCTAGGGCAAAAGCAAGCACTTGGTCGTTTAGGTGTAGGACTTACGAAAGCTGAACTTGAAACCTCATCTTTTGAGGAAGTTCAAGAACGCCTTTCAGTATTGTTCGCTGGTCAGGCAAGTGCCGCAGCAGATACCTATGCAGGTTCACTTGCTAAATTAACTATTGCTGGAAATAACGCAAAAGAAACTATTGGTAAAGGTCTGGTCGATGCATTAAAAACTGCATCCAGTTCTACCTCAACAGATGAGCTTGTAGAAAAGATTAATAACGCTTCAGAAGCGATGGCCAATTTTATTCGAGAAGCGGGCTATTTTATCGAGATCACCAAGTCAATCTTTGACTTCAAAAATCTCTCATGGACTTTCCAAGATCCTAGAGCTTTCCAAGGCATGGGTAATGTGTCTGTATCAGTATCCTCACAGGATACTCAGAAGGCAGATCTAGCAGCCCGTAAAAAGGCAGAGCAAGAATTGCTAAAAATTGCTCGGGCTCAAGCAGCGGCAGCGGCTCAAATTGCTAAAGATAAAAGAATCGGCTTACTTATTGACAAGGCTAAGATCGCTCTTAATAAGGGTGAAGAAGTCTTTGACATGGACAAGATTCAGAATGCAGCAGCTCTCCAGAACCAAGCAGAGTTATTAGCAAAGTCCACGACTGACACACAAAGATTACAAATTGCGAACGATACTGCTCGTCTCAATGTTAAACGAGACATTATTGCGTTAGAAGATGCTATTGCAGCTAAAGATGAAAAAGCAATAATTGCTGCACAAAACAAGTTAAATGAAGATCTAAAGATTCTAGGTGCGCTGACTAAGCAAGATTATAAACTGCAAGACATTCAATCGATTCTTGAAGGCCTTAAGCCAGCAGACCTAATCAACCAAGCCAACCTAGATGAGGCTTTGCGTAAGATCCGCGAGATGCTTGCTTTACTTGCTCAAGCTAATACAGCAAGCAAAACAAAAGTACCGACAAGCGGATCAATGGGTTCAGGAATTCCAATCGGAGATTTCATTTCACCTATTTCAACCACAGGCGGATCTATTGATGCAATCTTAGAATACGGTGATGCAGCTACAGAGCGCGCTAATGCTTTTGCATTATTGCAGGAACAGCAAAACTATGCAGACTATCTAGGCTTGATTGATTATCAGCGAACAGTGGGCGATCTAGGCGGGTATAGCCCTAACATGAACCGAGGCGGTTCAGGCGGTGGATCAGGTAACACAATCATCGTGAATACAGGCGTGGGAGATCCTAACGCTATTGCAGAGGCTATTGACAATGTATTGCGTGAAGCGCAACAAAGAGGGACACTTACCACAATATGACATGGCTACCCGAATGGCGAGTGACAGTTGGAGATGATGTCTATACGACTGTCACTTCTGTTTCTTTTGCATCTGGTCGCTTAGACATTGATCGGCAACCTACAGCAGGTTACTGCCGAGTAGAAATAGTCAATACAGACAACACAGAATTTACTATCAATGTCACAGAGCCAGTCACGCTAGAGCTGAAGAATAGTTCTGGCACATATGTCACCGTATTCGGTGGAGAAGTATCAGACTTTAACATCGGGGTGCGTAGCCCTGAAGAATCTGGCTATGTCACTACTGGCACGATTTTGGGTATTGGGTCACTGGCTAAACTGACTAAGGCTGTCTATAACACAGCACTGGCAGAAGCTTTAGACGGAACACAGATCGCAGAGATATTAGGACAAGCACTCAACCTAACTTGGGCAGAAGTCACGCCTACAGTTACATGGGATACCTATCCCGCAGATGTCACATGGGCTAATGCAGAGTCTTACATCGGTGAAGTGGACTCAGGCTTCTATACGATGATTGCCCTTGCAGCTAGTGCCTCTGCTAAGTCTCAGACCCTTGTCGATCAGATTGCCAACAGCGCACTTGGACAGATTTATGAGGAGAAGGATGGAGATGTTTCTTATGCAGATGCAGACCACAGATCTAACTATCTCGCAGCAAACGGCTTTACTAACCTCGATGGCTCATATGCAACACCAAGCTCTATCACCTCAACAACTCAGATTGCTCGCATCCGTAACAGCCTTATCTACAGATACGCCACAGGATACGGCTCAACCTACAGTACCTCTGACACAGACTCTATAGCCTCTTATGGGCTGTTCGAGCGTTCCTTTGACTCTAACATTAAGAACCTTGCAGACATCACCGACATCGCCTCTAGAGAGTTAAATCTGCGCAAGAACCCACGCGGGTCATTGGGTGCTATCCGCTTTCGTCTAGATAATCCAGACATGCCAAGTGCCATGCTTGACAGCCTCATCAATGTCTTTTTTGGTCAGCCTGTGCTTATTACTAACCTGCCTAGCAATTTACTGGGTGGCACTTTTGACGGCTTTGTCGAGAATGTGGCACTTAACGCCACACCTACATATGTGGACATTACCCTGTATGTCTCAGCTACAGACTTCTCACTATCGACTACACAATGGGAAACAGTATTGCCAGCCTCACTTCAATGGACTGGCGTGAATGCTATACTAACTTGGACTAACGCGACTGGAGCACTAACCTAATGGCAACCACTACACCTAACTTCGGTTGGACTGTTCCGACCTCATCTGATCTAGTCAAGAATGGCGCAACAGCCATCGAGACACTAGGCGATTCAGTTGATGCATCTTTCGCTGGTCTTACAGTCAATGCACAGACTGGCACTACCTACACAGCAGTCAAGGCAGATGGACTTAACGCTATTGTCACGATGGACAATGCCTCAGCCAATACTTTCAGCATTCCAACAGATGCGACTTACGCATTCCCAACAGGGACAACCTTGCTTGTCTATCAGAAGGGTGCAGGGGTCACTACTATCCAAGCTGCATCATCTGGCACGACTACAGTCGTGAGCGCAGGTGCAGTCCTAGCAGCTCCAGTCCTTGCCCGTTATAAGTCAGCAGCTTGCATCAAGATCGCTGCTAACTCTTGGGTTGTCGTAGGTGGAATTGCGTAATGCTTCCTTCACTAATTGGAGTCATCGCCTCTAGCGGTGGCGCAGCAGCGGCTGGTTCTTATGAGTCTATCGCTACCGTGACTGTTGGAGCGGGTGGTCAATCATCTGTAACTTTTAGCAGCATCCCATCTACTTATCAGCATTTACAGGTGCGCTACATGCCACGCATCTCTACATCTGACACAGCGGAAAACACTTGGCTGCAGTTTAATGGAGACACAGGCAGCAATTACACTTATCACTTCTTGGACGGCAATGGATCATCTGCAAGCGCAGGTGCAGGTACATCGCAGACTCGTATCCTCGCAGGTCGAGCAGGCGCAGCTAACTCAGGATCTA